TTTCTACTGGTACAGTTTCACCGTTTGGTCCTTTAACTGCTAGATCTGCTACAGTGACACCTTGACTGTTTGCAATAATCTCATTTAGTTCTTTGAGATTGATTGCAGTAGAATTGTTTGGAGTCATTTCAATCATATCAGCTGGCACTTTGTTGATCTTGCCAGTGGTATGAAACGCAGCTAACATAATTCTTCCGTCGGGCAATCTAGTACGAGCCATTGCTTCTGCAAATTCGTAAGCGTTTTGTCCTGCATCAGATTCTACCAGTTTTAACAAACTGTCGTGCTCTTCGGCGTTGAGATTCTCTGTCTGCACTACCAAGCAACTATCTGGGTCACCAGGTACTACTCTGTAGGCAACTACCACCTTTCTACGGTTGGTTTTTACACGGCCTACGTGTTTAAAATCAGGCATTTTTTTCATCCTTTTCCTGTGCTTGTGACGCAGCTGATTGCGCTGCGGCTGCACCTTCTTTAGCTGCCTTTGCCTGTGCTTCTACTTCTTTCAAGAATGCATCAAGCTTGTTATACAATGAGCCTACACTTGCTAGTTCGTTTGCCTTGAAAGTTCCACGTTCAGTAGCAGTTTCGATTACTGCACGGGCAAGCGCAAGATCAGTAATGGTTAGTTCGTTTGTATTTGCTTGTGTTTCAGCCATTTTTATACTCCTTGATAATATATATATGAAACTTTTATTAATTGTATTTTAAAAGTGGACAAGCTAACATAAAGTAGCTCAGTTCTTTTGCGTTTTCAAATCCTACTATAACATGCGATTCTATATTATTGTTGATTTTACTTAGTGTAACGTTCTGACCAAAGTAATATCTGCCTTTGAGATTTTGATCTATCCAGTCGCATATTGCTCCTTCCATATTGTATCTTCGAGGCATTTCGGTGATGCTGAAATGAGGAGGGCAAAAACTTACCCTCCTCAAGTTTAGTACATCCAATGGATTTGGATCTTTTACTATCACCGCGCATCCTCGTAGTGGGCAGTAATACCAAACGGTGCTTCGAGGTTCTTATCAGGGTGTCCGTGAATAATAAAGATTGTATCACAGTAATCTGCGTCACCCCAACTGTTCCAAGGATAGCCGTCAGTGAACATGATAAACTTTTTAGGCTGAATATCATGCGCTTTCATGTATTTCCAGTTAGCATCAAAGTCAGTACCACCACCACCAACGATTTCATAGTCCATCAAGTCTTCTCCGCCTTCGGCACTAAAATCTTGCTCGTTGTAGACTTTGGTATCAAAGCACCAAACTTTAATCTGGAAATCTTTAAATTCTTCCATAATGCCTTTGATTTCGCTGAGAAAGTCAGCAGCTTGCGCATTGCCAATACTACCGCTCATATCAAGACCGACAGTAATATCAATGGTATCTTGAAAGTTCATACCCGGTAGAATAGCACCAGTGTGCCAGCCTTTGCGACTAGGACGAGCAAAAGTATAGTCACTCTTGATAGTGCTTTGAATCTGCTGACGAAGCAGCTCGCGCCAGTTCATCTTAGATTCGGTCATCTCTTTGATCAAACGTGCAACACCTGCAGGAACATTACCTGCACCAGCAGCACTAGCAGCTTGAATCATAGCTTCTTTGATCTCGTCCTTGATTTGATCAAGTTCTGCCTTGCTATAACGAGGACGGCCTTTGCCTTCGCTTTCTTCGTCGCCGCCTTCTAAGTCGAGATGTTCGTCAAGCATTTCGCCGAGTTGTTTAACAAACTCTTCACCGTTTTTCTTAGCTTCTTTAAACAGCTCTTCGTAGACCTCTTCTGAACTCCAGCCACGATATTTAAAGTCTTGGTAGCAATCAACCACACGCGGCTTACGACCGATGCGATCATCGACCAGCAAGTTGTTAACAATATAATCGGCAGCGATGTTGTAAAGCATTGGGTTACGTTCTTCACGACGTCCAAGGTGATCGTATACCATGTGCAGGATTTCGTGTGCAATAACAAACTCAACTTCTTTATTGTCCATTGCATTAAAGAACTGAGTGTTAAAATACAACTTACGACCGTCAACAGCGGCAGTCATCAACCAATCATCAGCAGCTTCGATCTTAAGACGAGTAGCCATGTTACCAAAGAACGGATGACGCAGCAACAGACCAACGCGAGCAACGATAATACGATCGTATACCTCTTTACGCATTGCATCCAGTTTTTCCGGAGTAATGTTAGGATCGGGTTGCCAGTTTTTAAGTTTGCTTTGAGTTTTCTTAGCAGACATAGTATATCCTCTTGTTTTGTGCCTATACAATAATATAACAGTATTTACACGCAATGTCAAGCGTTAGATAGAAAAAATGGGCGAAGTTGCCTTCGCCCATTTTGCACCGTATTAAGCCGACTGTGCAGCTTTGATATATTTGCCGTATCGATCGTGGAACTCGTCAAAGCACTCAACAGCATCCGGATCAATCGGCAGCGAGTATTGAGTAAGAGCAAGCTTAATGCCCATAACCACCAACTCGGTGTCAAAGTTATCCATTGCAAAGCGCAGGAAGTTGTTGACTTTGTCGTCAAACTTCTTGTCGTTTGCATCACTGGCTTCTTTGAGCTCGTAGCAAAGAGACACTGTCAAGGAATACATGGCACTGATCTCTTTAGACTTCATCTCTTTAACCTTACCAGCAAGAATGTCGCTAGGGTCAGGCATCGATGCGGCAACCTTACGGTGAGCCATAAACTTGACAGCAAGCCCTTCACCAACTGCGCCTGCAACCAGGTCAGTGGTAGTACCATCGTCAATGTTATCTTCTAGCAGTTCGCTCACGAAACTCCAGGAACGCGGAGTTGCAAAGCTGCGGCTAGCAGATTTAGGATCAAAGTCGTAGAGGTCCTTTTTCGAGAAGTTCAAGAAACCAACAACGTCTTTGTGAACACGATTGTTAACAGCCCAGCTAAACCAGTCATCAAAGTTGACCTGCATCTCCAAGTGGATGAAACGGTTAGCCAGCGGCGCGGGCATACGATAAGTAACACCTTTGTCAGCTTCGCGGTTACCGGCAGCAATGATAACAACGTTATCGGGCAAACGATACTGACCAACACGACGGTTAAGAATCAGCTGGTAAGCAGCAGCCTGCACACTAGGCGCAGCACTGTTCATTTCGTCCAAGAACAGAACAATATGATCGTATTTGGCAGCCATTTCGGCATCCGGCAGTTCGCTTGGAGCGCCCCAAACCATTTTGTTAGAGTTGCTGTCGAAGTAAGGAATACCTTTAATATCGGTGGGTTCCCAAAGCGACAGACGAATATCAATGAGGTGACTATTGCTCAACGAACGAGTAATCTGAGCAACAATATCCGACTTACCGATGCCCGGAGGGCCCCAAAGGAAAATCGGGCGCTTTTTGCGCATTGCAACAGTAAGAGCAGCCTTGGCTTTGCTCGGAGTAACGGTACGAGTGGTATCAGACATGCTGTATTCCTTTCTAAGTTCAGTGCCTATGTATTAGTTATAAGGCATAGAACCAGAAAGGTCAACCACTTTTTGCACGAGTCATTGCTTTTGTGAGTCCGTATTTTCTCAAATCGCCGCTGAACAGTCCAAGTTCTACCGCTTTGCGTTCGTTGGTAACTGTAATACTTTTGTTGGTTAGATAATACGGGCAATCAATAAACTTATCTAGGAAAATAATAATTTGTGTAGTAACAGGCATATCTTTGGGATACGGAATTTCGTAGGTTTGTAACCCAATCTTAACTATTGTTTCGTATCCTTCGTCTGTGAGACGTAACCCACCTTCGGTTTTTTCTCTAGTGTTGTACCACCAAAGAGGAAGATACTCTTTTACAGTTAGCTCGTTATGACTTTTGCCTAGTTCTTTTAAAAATAGTTTTGTGTATGTAATTTTATTGGCCATCTTCGCTTACAATCTCGCCAGCAGTGAGTTTTACAACTGCAAAGTCGGTGGTCTTAAACATCTGGTTAAGTTTTTTAGCAAGATTAAATGCGTGTCCTGGATTACTAAAACTGGTTTTTTTATATTTAGGTCCTGGATAACTGGTAAGAGCATTAGAGCTTTTTAGGTTAAATGGCTTGTTTTGATAAAAAACAGCCCAAATTGCTTCAGCATCTAATACCTGCTCGCATTTGTAGGTAGCACTATTTGTGTATTCTAGTAATACATTTGGTTTAGGCCTACTCATGTTAACTCCTGTTATATACGTATATATTTATCTCTTTAGGAGTTAACTGAGAGTTTATTACCATTCACCGCCGCCCATAGTCACCTGTATAACTTGTTCTGATTGTAATTTATCACCTTGTGCTGCAACAAATTTTTCTAAATCGCCGTGTAATCTACTCATAACAACCCCTAGTGTGTAAGATAACAATCTAGCTTGTTCTATTGTTAGCCTTACTTCTTTGGATCTACTGGCTTCTGCGCTTTGTGTTTGTTGAATAAATTGCTGCAACGGAGCAGTATTAATTGGATCTGTTGACATTGCTCAATGCGGCTTTCATTTCAAATTCTGTCTTGAACGGACCTAGATATTCGTTACGATCTATTGTGATTAATTTTGGACAAAAACTCTTAAGCCAGTTAACATTGAACTTAACCAAGTAATACCCTGCACAATACATGCTTTTTGACTTTTCGCTTTTTGTAAACAAGGGTAATTTACGCTTGATGTCAAACATACTATTGTAGGGAGTAGTTCTAGTAGGATAACCGTGAACATCTCTCTTGTTTTGTTTTTTATCGTTAATAGTTGCAATCAAGAAATTTTTACCAAATTTCTTCTTTAGTTGGCTTTCCGACTTGTAGAGTTCAATTTTGCCTTTTGCAGTAATAACAAATCCTTCGTCGTTTCTACTCAAGGTACCTACTTTGACACCTTCATCTTCTACAATCCAAAATTTGTTTGCTAAAATTTCTTTGGCTTTTACTGTCATACTTTGTATCCTGCTTGTAATGGTTCTGAAAAACTCTGTGCTTGATCGGCAATACGTTGCATATCCCATTTTGCACAGAACTTCATAAGACGCATGCCTACCTGTGATATGTCTTTGGATTCTACAGTTTTAATAGTTGTATTGATTGTTTCTTTAATGTGTTCAGGCTGTGCTGTTAAATCGCACAATACAACATTGCGTTGATAGTCGTCTAGCACACGATGTTCTACGCCGTTGTGATCTACCCAACGCTGTAGCATAAGATTATTCCAATTATAGCCTTTTGTGTTCTTGTCTTCAAACGCTTCTTGTAGACCTACTTTGTTCTTTGTACCTTTGATTCTTGCACCAGGATAAGCTGAGAATACATTGTCGCTGGTATCACCACGCATACATTTTTCAAATAACTGCCACTGCGGGTTGGGTGCAGGCTTAGGCTGCTTGGTCTTTTTGTCCAACACTTCTCGACCCTTGTCGTCAAAGTAGCCTTCGTGTGTGATAGTCATGTTAGCAACACCATTGTACTGACGCACACGAGGACTGATCAACTGTGCAAAGTCTCCGTCAGTGCTGATAATAACATGATTGTCATCAGGA